GATGGAAAAGATAGATATGTAACTATTGAAAAGATAAGCGCTGAAACTGTAAGTCCACTGATAAAGAGGGATGTAAGCGTAGACGGAATTTATGAACTTATTGATCGTAATTTCTCTTATCCATTAACAGCGCACGTTGGTTTAAAGTTTGACTCTAGAACGTTCTCCAATGTTCCAAATAGAGAGTACGATGTAAAAATGAAGAAGGTTAAAGTGCCTTCTAATTATTTCCCACTTGGCGGTAATGGATTGGATAGGAGATACGTATATGCAAATCCAAATTACCCAGCAAACCCAACTACACTTGATGTTATTTTTATGGTTGACCAGAATATGGGCGCTGGAACCAGAAGCTTGCTCAGAAGAAATCTGGCCCAATTTTTAAGTAAATTAATTTCTGGTTACACTAATGTAAGAGCCTCTATCTGGCAAACAAAAAATGGCGTTGATACGGTAATTAATGAGTCAACTGGCGACGTTATCAATGGTTTTACCTATTATCAAACTGATTTATTTTTTGAATTAGAGGTTCCAGATTCTGCTGGCAACAATCAAACTAATCTTTACAAACGTCTATTTGATGCTCTTGCGGACAATTTACAGAACAGCCCAATCACAGATCCAGCGGAAACAACGATTGCAAATTTCTTTTTAAGAAAAAGTCAGTTTAGCATCACAGATCAAGTTGGCAAAAGTTCAGAGGACTCCGTTTTAGAGGCAGTATGGTCAAATACTGTTAGAAAAGTTGTTTATTTCTCGGGCTCTACCCCAGAAACGATGTCTCCTTCAACATACCAAATCTTGCTTAATCACGCTAGAGAAAATTGTATACAGCTATATTATTTTTATGTAGATGCACAATTCTCTGGCACAAGAACACTTAGAGAGCTTGGTAATGATAGTGGCGGCAGCGCTTTTAATATGCAGCACGACTCTGATAGTAAGCTGCAACAATTCTGTGACAACAATTTTTACGACAGCAATAAAATCTATTATGGCGACTGGGATGGCACTTTTAAAATCGCGTGGACCGATAATCCTGCTTGGGTGCTGTATGATATTATTACTGATGTTAATTATGGGTTAGGAAACTTTATCGATTCTCCTTCCATTGATAAATGGACTCTTTATGATATCGGTAGATACTGCGACGCTGTTGATGACGATGGAAAATTCAGAGGTGTGCTAGATGGAAAAGGTGGTCTGGAGCCAAGATATACCTGTAATATAATCTTTTTTAATAAAGATGAAGCATACAAGGTAATCCAAGATATCGCGGCAATATTTAAAGGGATTGTTTACTGGAACACCGAAGGCTTTTCCTTCTTCGCTGATCGTCCCAAAGAGCCTGTTCTTTATTTTGGAAATGCAAATGTTAAAGACGGTTTATTTAATTACAGTGAAACTGCAAGAAATAAAAGATATACTACTGTAGAAGTAGTATACAATGATAGATATGACAACTTCAAAACAAAAATGGAGTTGATCGAAGATGTTGAAGGGATTAGAAAATATGGCATTAATCCATTTAAAGTAAACGCGGCAGGCTGTACTTCCAGATCCGAAGCCCGAAGAATTGGCCGCTACGTTCTTTGCAGTTCGATGTTTGAGGCTGATACTGTGAGTTTTATTGGTGGGTTAGAAGCTGTTTACCTGCAACCTGGTGATATTTTTGCCGTAAGCGATGAAGTCAGAAATGTCGGCAGAACATTTGGTAGGATCTTAGAAGTTGACTCTTCTACAAATATTTTAAAAATTGACGGAGAGTTCCAGAGTGGGCTTGCATCAGGCATTTATATCCACGTTCCATCTGGTAATTATGCTGTTTCTGATTTAAATTATCTAACTGGAAGCGACGGCAGCTTCACTGGAACTCTTGAGCAAATCCGAGCCAGAAGACAAAAACAAGTAAGAAAGTTTAATATTCATACTGTTCAAGACGATTCTTACGGTGCGAGCATCACTGTAACTGGAGACTTTCTTCTTCAGTCGGTGAAGACAGAGGTCTACCCAATCGAGGGAAGAATTTCGGGTGCCGGAGTTATTACTGGAGAAACTGTACTGACCGGCGTTGTTTATACGTTCCCAGATCATACCGTTTTGAACGGCAACCCAAGATGGGATACTGTAAGCTATGAAAATGTTACAGGCGTCTTTTCTCAAAACAATATAGACATCACTATTTCTGGATCTGGTAATACTACGGGTCAGCTAGTTTCTGGCGTAGCCAGCGTTCCTAATTGGACTGGAGAAATTAATTTTAACGCCGCTACAAGCAGCACCCTAGTTATTAATAATACTACAGTTGGAACTTCTAGCTCTAATGAGATTAGAATGTTCAGAATCTCAACTGCTGGTGTTGTTGAGGCTTCTGGTGCAATAACTGATTTGAATGACTTCTGGACAAACTCGGTTTATACCGCAGCTGATGCTGACGAGGTTGTGCTGGTTTATACAAGAGGAAATCAGATCAGCAATACTTTCTCGCCAAATACTACTTGGGCTACCGGAGCCGCTGCTACAGAAATCTTCAGAATAGGCGACGATATTGCATCTAGCTCATCTACTTTCGGCTATGCGGGTGTTTTTGTTAAGGGTGGCTATAGGGTTCTTGAAAGAGCTTCTAAAGGCAGTTCCGAAACTGGCAAAATAAAATTTACTTACAGAGACTTACTTGCATTCTCAAGACTACGCCCGTTTTACACTATTGTTCAAGCTGACGTTGGTAATAGACAAGAGTCCGTATTTGCTGAATGGCAGTCTGGTAGAGCTTATTCGGTTGGTAATAAAGTCAAAGTGACCACCGCAGGCGTATCTGTACCATATGTTTGCACAAGATCTCACGAAAGATCATCTGATCTTTTTACTAGTGATTATGATTCTGGTAACGCTACCAGATCTAAATGGGCAATTGGCAATAATTTAGGATACTCTACAATCGGATTTCCCAAAGACTTCTATGGGTCTAGCAAGGTTTATCTAAATACAACTTTAACTTCGTCTCATATTGATTCCGCGTTTGATGCTCTTGGAATTGATATTTATGTTGGGGGCGGAACTCTTGGTCAATCAGACATCGCTAATCTGGCAGAAAGCAATGGACTTGGCTACAGCGGGCTAGTTATCGGTACGGGATATCCAAGAGGTTTCTATGATCTAAGTGTCAATACTCTACCAAGAGACCTAAATAACGTCGCAGAAGGCGGCTTATATGTGCTGAGTGGCTCTGGAGTTGAGCCAAAACTTTATAAAACAATTGGCGTCAAGGAAGAAGAGGCTAATCTGTATTCAGTTGTTGGCATGGAGTACTTAAAGGATAAACAGGACTACATCGAAAAAGATGTCTTAGACACCTCGCCTTCTGTTTATGTTCAGTCTCCATATGATATTGTAATTAAGCCACAAGCGCCAGCAAGAATAACATCAACTGGAGTTACCTTGAGTGGCTCTGTTCCAACTGGTCTGAACATATCTTGGCAAGCTAGTACAAGTCCAATTACCGGATATAAAGTTTATGTTAGCAGACCAGACTACTCCACAACCTTAGTAGAAAATGATGTTATAATTGAGCCTTATTTTCTACCTTCTGGCACGACTTCGCTAACTATTCCAATTCGTGAAACTTGGGGCCAATTTGATATAAATGTTTATGCTCAAGGTGTATTATATAAATTTTTATCTGATGGTGCAGCATCTACTGGCGTAATAGTTCTTCCTCAAGCTACAATTACTGGAGCAGGCGGATACACAATCACTTCTACCATTCCAAGTGGAATGACAATCGATACCGCTGATACCAATAGCTTAGATTATTCTATCTACAATATTGGCGGTGGTGTTATGGCAGGATTGGGAAGAGGTAATTTTACATCTAAAGACCTGACATTTAAATGGAAGTACATAGATCCAACTGGCGGCATCATTGATTCAGTTGAAAAAATGCTTGAAAATCCATTTGTTGATCTTCCTCCAGATATTTATATCCAAGTACTGGATGAAGCTGGTCAAGCATTGACTGAACCCATTAGATCATATGATAAGTTCTCTTACACAGTCACAAGAGAACAAAATATAAGGCTTACAAATAGAGAGCTTACTGACTATACAAATATAGAACCAACAAGAAATCTTGGTCTAAGAGTAGTAGTTACCGACAATACAAAATTATCTAAGACTGGTAATTTTTACGCCTATAATGTAAAACCGCACTATTCAACAATAGATGTAATCGATTCTTATCAAGACTCTCCTTATTATATCTTGTCAGGTTTCTTTGGTAACAGAAACTTTACCGGACTTGCCTTCTGGGGAAGCGGCGCAAATGGAATTCTTGGATCTGGACTCAGGAATTACGTTACAAATCAGCTTCTGAGAAGCGAAGATGAAGAACGCGAAATTTTATTCCAAGATATTTCTGGGGCATTTAAAAGCGCAACTGGCCTAAATGGTACTGGCGTAGCCTCTGTTCTGACATATAATGGTGTTAATATTAATTACAAAGGCTCTGGAGAAAAAGATTTCAAAGCTTATGTTTACGCTTATGATGACTTAGATAAATATTATAACGCAAATGTAGATAAGTCAATCTCAAGAGAAGTTTGGGGATCTGGACACTATGTCGAGTATGGATCTGCGGAAGGTCGCGAAATTCCAAGAACTCTAAACAACCCTCTTGGACTATCTAATCTTTCTGAAATAACTGATACCACAAAGACAGGGTTTTCTGGAATTAGTTTTACTGTCCTGACTGAACAGGTTTCAAAGGGTGAGCTAATTTTTAATTGCTATTCGTCAACATCTAATAAAGATGTTTGGTCTGTTGATGTTTATACTGGAGACGCTTCTGATTTTGAGCCTGATATTCTTGGCAACACTAATCGTCACAAAGAAGTCGGTCTTTACAGGACAAGAAGTTATCTAAACGAAATAAGACTTTCAAATGGCTTGCAAACTGGGGTTTGGTATTACTTTAAGTTTGTGCCTTGGGATGACTTTGGCGCGGGTCAAATTTCTGACGTAGTTAGTGGATATCTTGAGTCTTTGCCAGTTGAAAGAGTGTCTAGCCCAGTTCAAAGAATGACGGTAAATGGCGGTAGAAATGAAGATGTTGAATTTGCGCCAACAACCACTTCTCTGGTTAGAGGATTTAGATATCAAATAATTACAGTTGGCACTATCAACTGGACAGCTATCGGGGCTTCAACTAACCCAGCAATTGGTGTTGAATTTGATTATAATGGAGTTGCTGTCTCTGGCACTGGTGGCAAAGTAAAGCGGGTAGAAGTTCCGGTCACTCTTAGAGAGGAACAGCTAAATCAAGTTATTGTCGCAGATCCAGCCACGGATTCGACATTCGTTCTACCTTCTGATATAACAGAAGGCGCCTCTGTCTCTATCCTTAACAGGGGAGACAAAGATATTTACATTGCAAATTCAGACGGGCAACCAATTTCAGTTATCCGCCCTGGTGAGAGAGGCGATATCGTCAGAGCGGATAACGAATGGTATGATCCAAGAGGTAGCAGCCTGTATCTTGAATAATTAGAGTTTGATATCAAATACTGACTCGTCAATCTTGCTATCAACTCCCTTAACGTAAGAGGAGATTTCGGTCTCTTGGGGCGCAACTTGGATCTTTTTGCTGTCGTAGAAGCTGTCAAGCCAGCCAGCAAGTGGATTAGACTTGGTATTATAAATTCTTTTATAACCCATTGATGTCAGTCGATTATCGGCAAGCCACTCTACATAATGCTTGAGTGAATCAGAGGTAAGGCCCACAAGGTTCCCCTTGGAGAAGAGGTAATCAGCCCAATCCTTTTCTGACTCAACTGCCATCTTGTAAGCCTCGTAGATACGATCTTCGTTCTTCTTAACGATATCTTGGAAGCCTTCCTTTGGCTGATCGCGCAGAATCTTTAGGATATTATGGCTGATAGCAACGTGAAGATTCTCGTCTCGGGAGATAAGATTGATGATCTTAGCGTTACCTTCCATCTTGCCGCGATAACCAAAGTAGAATGAGCAGGCAAATGACACGTAGAATGTGACGCCTTCTGTGATCTGAGTAGCGAGTAGTGCCTCAAAGATCTGCTGGCGAGGATCTTCGCTCTTGGTGTTGAGCAAAGCGTCGTAACGATTTGAAATAGCCTGTGCCCGCTTAACTATCTCCTTGTCCTCCAAGATCGAATCAAAGAACTTGGTGGCATCTGGATGGACGTTTTGTAGAATATATGTATAGCTATTGCTATGAACGGTCTCAAAGAACGACCAGACATTCATACAAATCTCAAGTTCTGGATTGCTTACGTATTTGGACAGAGAGTTGATGCTTCGACTAAGCATCGAATCGGTCATCGTCTGGAAGCGTAGATTGCTATCGAAGACGAACTTCTCTTCAGGAGAGAGTGTCTTGTAGTCTGCCGCATCTTTGGTAAGATTCACCTCCTGTGGACGCCAGAAGAAGTTAATCTGCTGATCATACAGTTCGTAAAACTTGGGGTATTTCAGTCGGTCGTACCGCTGAATCGCCAAGTCTTCGCCAAGGAAGAGAGGCTGTTTAAGGGAATCGAGGTTGACTGTGTTAAGTACGGTTTTCATTTTTATAGAGTGCAAGCTCCACCAGC